CTTCTACTGGTTTAACAATCGTGCTTGGTTGAGTTGTTACGACTTCTGTAGCGGACTGTGACGGTGTGGCGAGTACCTCTGATGTAGCAACGTTTACTACATCAACATTGGCAGCCAAATTTTCGTTTTCCATAAAATACCTCTTACCGTTTGTGGGCGAGTTTGCGGCGGTGCGCTTTTGCAGCCCTATATAAATTTATTTGCCTTTCTTTTTGCTTTTTGCTATTGGTTTCATTATTGGTTTAATTGGCATAACCGGTTTATTTACCATCATTGCTTTTGCAATATCGTTTTTGGTTGCCATATCGCCTTTTGGTGCAAAGTCTACCATTGCTTTAGCCGGTACTGCTTTTTTGGATATTGGTGCCGATTTTTTACTTGCTAACATTTTTTGAAATGCTGCCTTTTGTGCTGCTGATTGTGCCATTTTACATTCCTCCATTTTGCGTAATTTGTGGTTGTGGTTGTTGTGGTGATTGAAACATTGGCGGTGGAGTTACTTGTTTGGCTTTTATTTGCTCTAAAGCCTGACTTTGTGCCTGTGCCGCTTGTTCTGCTTGCCTTTTTTCTATCAAATCAATCATTTCCGTTTTGTTCGGAAAATAATTGTTTGGTACTGTTTTTAAGAATGTTAAAAAGTCTATTTGCCCGCTTTGTACGGATTTTGCAAGGTTTTCCATGCTGTTATCGACAAAGTCTTTTGTAGGGCCTATGTCAATTTTCACACTCCAAAGTTTGCCTTTTACTTTTGCAGGATCAAATATTGCAGGGTATTCGTGACTGTGGTCATCTGCAAGGGTTATATATCGCTTTACATCAATGTAATTGATTTCCATATCAAGCCAATTACGAGCAAATTCACGAACAAAGGCATAAAAACGCTGTCTTATGTTCTCTATCGGGACTTCTGCCTGTGTTTTTGCCATTAAAAATGCACTTGAATTTACAGGGTTGACATTTCCCATTGAAACATCATTGCTACCCATCATTTCAAGGGTTGCACGCATGAGTTTGTCGGGTAAAGCGTAGGCATCATTTGGCATTGAGGCAGGCTGTAGGTACTTTGCTGCGGCGCTTATGTCACCGTTTACTGCAATAGGTTTACTTAAATCATTATCCCATTTGCGTATTCCTGCGGATGTGCTATAAATTACCTTAGGCATTCCTAATTGTAAAATGTATAAAATTGCATAAGCATACACTTTATTTACTGCCACCTGATTAGGTACAAGTCCTGTGACTTCTGCTCTGCCGTGGCAACTATTTTTACGTAGTTCCCAGTTCATTATTGCTATAGGGTATCTGGTGAGTTTGGTGTCCCACATCTTGCGAATAATCATGCCCTTTACACTCTTTTGAGCGTATATGTTACCTGAATCAAGGTCGCGCCATAAGTACAATAAAGTTATACATTTGCCGTTCTCTTTGTCGTTAAGTTCATAGCGTGACATGTCGCCCGACTGATATATATAATCCTTATCATCCCTTATTGCTTCTAAATCCACATCTTTTACGCCGTTTGTTTTTGCTTGTGATATTACACTTTCAACGAGTTCACGCCTTGCAATAATCATGCCGGGTTGTTTCTGCGGGTCACGCTCATTAACATCATTCGGCAGATAATTAACGTTGTCTATTGTTTCTACGCCAATCATGCCCTTGCTTGCTTGTCCGGTTTCTTCCTTGTTGTCCCAGTAGTTATATAGGATATAATCTCCGCTGATACAGGCATCGAGTAGGCCGCACTGGTTGATATAATCCATGTTGAGCTTTGCCCAGTCATTTTCAAACATTCCACTTAACACGGTGCTTTCAGCAGAAGATACGTAAGGGCTGTCGGGCAACTTAAGGCCATTTTTAGCGGCGTTAAGAGTGTTTAAACTTGCTGTATTTATTGCATTTTCTGTTTCTGGTGTAACAACTTCTTTAGGCCAGTTTGGGGCAGTGAATAAAGCTTTAATTCTGCTTGAAGCTGTATTTGCTACTTTCTGTTGGCAACTTCGCTTGATGAAATTTATTACAGGCTTTGGAAGTGAAGTGTTAGCCCCTCCCCATTGGTCACCAACATAAAAGCGCTCATTTCTTGTAACAGTATCATACAAATTAATGGTACTTTTATATGAAACGCCTATTTGATATAAACTCCACATTCTGCTTGCATCCGGTGCTACTACTTTGTTTGGCATAAATTACACCACCTTATCAGTTTCAAGTTCACCACTGAAATTCTGCATGTTTTGCACCTGTGTGTTATAGTCTGCTATTCTCTTACTATCCTTAACATCTTTAGCAACATCTTGTATGCCCTCCACAGCGACTTGTACGGGGTTGCGTATCTGCGTGGGCAATTCTTTATGGTACATCTGCAAAGCGTTCTGCTGCCCTCTGATAAAGCACCACATACCGAATATGCAAACAAATATTCCAACAATCGCACTTATTAAAACGTTAATCATTTAAAATCCTCCGTACAAATATTCTGAATCTATGCCCGATGCTCCGTAATCACGGTAAGGGTTTTGGGCGTTAAGGTAATCTTCTCTTTCTTCGGCAAAACTAAACTCCGGTTCAACCTCGTTTGGTATTGGAACTGTTGGTCGAGATATCGCCCAATAACGAAGGGTGTCGGGTAAATGGGTAATTTCATGGGGTTCTGTTGCTACATCGTTGCCGTCTTTCCGGCTGTATTGCAGTAATGGTAAGCATCTAATCAGGTTAATACAGTTTTCGAATATCTGTAGTCTTGCTGATGTATTGCCTTGACCGTCTGCAATAGGTTTTAGCCACTCTTTAAGAGCGTACCACCCGTTTACCCTGTTGTTATCTGCCTTTTGAAAGTACAATCCGCTGTTAGTAAATTGGTCTATAGGGCTTAATCCATCTGTACTGCGCCTTGCCCATAAGTCAGGGGGTGCTATTCTTAAATAAATATTAGGCTCGTTAAGTTCAAGTTCTAATATCCTTTTAGCGGCTTCCGAAACAATCAACCCATTAGCGGCGTCCTGCTCTTTTGCGTCCTTTCCCTTGAATATTTCCCTGTAAACATAGGCTTTACCCTCTAAAGAAATTGCAATCCATAACCCTGCAAGGGCGTCAAGTCCGTAATCGTTTATATAGTATCTATTCCATGATGAGGGAATAGGGAACGGCTTACATACGTGTATTTGCTTGCTAAACTCATTGAAATACTGTCCCTCGAAAATGTCCCAGTCACCATAAAGTAAGGCTTTCTTTTGGGATTCTGGCAACTGTAGCAGTTTGCTTTTATATGCAGGATCCTTATCCATCAAAAATATGTTGTCGTCTACTTTTGAGGGAATGAACATTCGGGTAGATATTGAACCATCTTCCATCTTTATACTTACTATCTTGTTGGGTTCTGCACCGTCTATAAATCTTGACTTCACCCATGTATGCCCGATATCGCCAGGATTAGTTGAGGACTTCATAGCTTTAGGAAAGTTGTTCGCTCCCCTGTTTCGGCTGATAAGATATGTATACTGAAACTCCGTAAAGGTTGTAAGTTCATCAAACCGAATAACATCATAAGCAGCAGACTTATATCTAAAAACATCTGTTTCGCTCTCACAAAAGCCATAGTCTATAATTGAACCATTTATAAAAGTCATGGTATGCTTCGACTGATTGTAGTTAAACTTATCGTTTGGATATACAGCCAAACTGTCTCTAATAAATGAAGCTTCAAGTTCTGGGAATGTACGCCTTAAAATTAATTGTTTAGAACCGTTATATTTCAAGGCATAAATTAAAGCATCCATTATTTGTGAAAAAGTTTTACCACCCCCCGCGGCACCACCGTACAAAACTTCGTCAACAGTAGACTGCATGAAAAGAAGTTGATTAGGGAATACGTCAAAATTAATATCGTTATTAGCTTTATTGCTTGCCGTATTTATCAACTCCTTTAGCCATTACGGCAGCAGTTTATTTCTAAGGTTTTAGAACTCTGCAAAACTTACCTAAATAAAACGTGCTAAAATATTGCAATAAGTTATACACGCGGATTTACAAAATAAAAAGGGATACAGCCGAAGCCATACCCCACTTGAACTATCAAGTATTCCTTAATAGTTCGTATAATGTGGAGGTCTTACTTAAAAGACAGGCCACTTGATATTATTTCAAGTCGTCAATTTGTTAGTCGCCAGACGACAGGCGGCAATCCGTATTTGCTATTTAAACCCGACCTCTTATAATCCGCATATCGGGGAGCGGATGCATTGATACAGTTTTTTGAGTTGATACTGATAAACAACAAACATTTGATATAAAATAAATATGCGGGCAAGGATTTGAACCTCGCATAAACCCTGCCGAGTTCAGTTATAGTCTTGGTTATCTGCCTTTCCTTTTCTTCGCTTGCATCATGTCAAAAGCTGATAGTTTGTCCATCTTTGTTGGCTTGCCCTCCATAGGGTTAATTTTAGGCATCATCGGTTTAGCCATTGGCATTGCTTTTTTAGCTATTGGAGACTTTGTTGTTGGTTTAGATTTTGTTGGTTTCATTATGTTCACTTCCTTTTAATTGGATATTGAATAAAAGTTTCCAGAATTTTATTTTTTGTGGGTGATGATGTATATGTATCTGACTGTGAGGCGGGTAGGTCTTTATTGCTATCCCCCCCTGGGGTCTACGCTGTGCAGCATGTGAGCTAACCAAGCAGCAGGACGCTACATTATATAGATGATACTGTATGCTTGATGTGCTGTACCGTGTGGCTTGCCTTGCTCTTGCATGATGTACTATATAGATACTATGCTATACTGCTTTTGCAAGTTACTTAACTATACTATATTAGTCTATTATACAAAATGTTTATTTTGCGACAGTCGCTTATTGCCCTTTAATGGTTTACCTATGCCATTTATGCTCTTATAATAAGCTAATATGTTTTTGCAAGTTATATAATTGGTAATTTTAAGCTCTAATCTATCAATATAACGTCTTTTTTTGCAGGCAATGTATCTTGCTTGTGCAAATCATTAAGGTTGACTACGTTGACATTAATAGAGAAATCACCTGAAATATTTTGGTCTACCTCGATTTTGTCACGCCATTTAGCTGGTTGTCTATTCTTCAACCAGAATATTTGTGCTGTAGTATCCGGCTGAATGTGATCTATTGTAGGAACTACAACTGGTGCACCTTGAAATTGAAAGATTTTATCTGTCGTTTGGTCGTAGCCGATGGCTCTTTTATACAAACTTTTAACCACTCTTGTATCAGCTTCTATTCTTCCTTCTTTTATGGACTCAAAAAAATCTTGATGTTCTATCTTCCAATTGTTTACAGTTGTCTCTGTTGCATCGAAGTATTTAGCTAAGTCTGCATCAGTAGCACCCAACAAGCAATAATTATATGCAAGCTTTACATACTCATCTTTATATAATGTAGGTCTACCTTTTGCAGCTCCCATCCTCAATCACCTCTTATCAATATATATATTACTTTTGATTAAACTTGCTCTTTTAAATACTCTGTCCGGGCAAAATCATATGTAGCAACAGATATTATCTCTTGTTTTGTAAGCTTATCTTTTTTTGGTTGCCTTATATTATATCTATCTTTAGTCTCATCTATATTAGTAGTGTGTGATTGTCCATTAACGGATAATCGACTAATGGTTAAAATGGCTTGATTCTGCGGTTTATCATACACTAAATACTCATAGCCGCTAAATCTGCCTTTATGGTCGTGTTGTGCTGCTCTGCTGATATATCCTATATTGATTAACTCTTTTACTCCACTTTTAATTGATGCAATGCCATCCGTAAAATGGTTTTTTATCTCACTCTCGTAAACTTGCCAATCATCTGGCCTACTCATTAAATATAATAGTATGCCTTTTGCCTTTGCTGATAATCTGCCATCTAAAATAGCCTGGTTATCTATAATGGTAAACTGCTCATGCTGGCCCTTTTTAAATATCATATTATCACCGCCCTTAACCTAATGATTACATTATATACCTGTTTTTGCAACATGCAACAAATCCACGTATCCGCGTGCTTTTTTATACTTTTAAAATTATCTCTACTATTATATACACTTGTTTTTTGTAGTTGCGGTTTGTGCAACTTTAGCAAAAAAATAAAGCTATCCAATTAAGGATAACTTTAATATATGCTATTTACCTTGTAGTTGCTTTATATGTTCGTCTATGGCCTGCTGTTTACTTTTATCTCTTAGCTTTATTTCTTCCAGCAGCTTTTCTACAAATGGTTTCGTTTCCTCCCATTCTTTTTTTGCTCTTTCTATAAACCATTTGTGCTGCTCTTCTAATTCTACTGCTAAATTATGTTCTTTCATTCTTTTCACCCCCTTTCAATCTGCGCTGCACATCTTTTAAAGCTAAGTACATCAGCGCCAAATCCCTTGAATGATGTAACAATTCGTCTTTATCCATAAATGGCATGGTTTCTTCAAAATTAGCTACTGCTTCATCAATCAACCCATCTCCATGCTGATACTTTTCATCATGGTCGCTTAGATAATTTTCTCGCAATTGCTGTTCTAAATCATCCATTGTCTTTCTCCCCTTTCAGTCTCTCATCTATATCTATGCCATATACCTCTTTTACACGCGATTTTGTCATTTTGGTCGTTTGTTCGGAATGCGTAAACATGCCACCACAAATAGGACAATTTAATAACGGTTGTTCCACCTCACCAACATCCCAAGTATAATTACATCTGTTACAGCCCAGCTTTAAATTACTCATCCTTATCCCCTTTCAGCCTCTCTATCCGCTCCTCTATTGCTTTAATGATAAAAGTATTAAGGCTTTCGCTTTGTGCGGCTGCAATAGCCTTTAATTCGGTTCTGCTGCCTTTTGGTATGTTTATATTGATACGGTCATATTTGTTTTTGTTGTATCGGTTTACAGCTCTGATGTGCGCTGCTGTCTGTGTCATATAATCACCTCGATATGAGTATATCACATATTAAATCATATCTCAATGACATATTGTACAAAAATATCTTGTAAAGTTTGGCTATTATAATACTTGTATGTCATATCTCAATGATTTATACTTTAATCATACCAAAAAACGAATTGAAAGAGGTAAGAAAAATGATTGACAGGACAAACGGTAAAACAGAAGTAGCTAAAATCGTGTTAAGCGCATCAGATAAAATGGTAGAGATTACAAACGAAGCGGAAGAAGGATTTAAAATGAAATACTATATGATTATTAACAAGCAGAGGGTATATTTTGATTTTAACTATGCAGGCTTTAGGGACTCGCAAAAATATTTACTCGACCACGGAATTTCAAAGCGCAAATTACACATTGAATCATAACCACAAATCCAGTGAGCCTCCACAACAGTGGAAACAAAGCAAATACCGGTCAATAGCCCGAACAGCCGATTCGGGCCCACGCAAATAAATAAAACGGAGGCGCAGACAATGACATCATCACAATATCGCGAACTTCGCAACCATTTACAGTCAATAGCATGTACGGTCAGCATTTACACATCAGAATATCAGAACCTTTGCAAGCGCATTGGAATTGCTCACAATAAATCAACAAAACGATGAAAGAGGGCCGACAAAATGGAAAAGCAAATTTCTAAATTATTTAACGGCGCAACAGTAAGCGACATAATTATTAACGATGAGTTTGGATGTGTTACCGCAACAATAAATGGTGTAACAAATATGGACTGCGGATGGGTTGAAGATTACAAATAACCAACACAGTGAGCCGGCACTTAACCCGGCAGAAAGAGGGAAAAACGGCATGTTAAAATTTATGTGGAATGGTTTGAAAATTACAGGAGCAACTTTAAAAGACGACGTACTTTATAGGGCATTTTATAGCAAAGGGTCTTATACTAAAGAATCAAAATTACCAGAAGGAACAATCACAATCTACGCAAGAGATTATAAGGACTTCCCGAAGATTGACGGTTTGAACATTAAAAACGATAGTGACAGCATGACGGATTATTTTGAAACTGATAGAATTTATGTAGAACCCAGCAACAAGTTTTATATTCAAGTTTTAGAGGCTCACAGCAAACAGCAAGCACACAACGCCGCAACATGCAAAAAACGTACAGCTTAACCAATACGGTCAAGGGCTATCCAAAGCCCTGTAAAGAAAGAGGGATTCGAAAATGAACATGCAAGAAGCTATAGATTATGACAAGGCTATAATAGATAATGCGAAACAGTGGGCAAGAGGACGTAATTGTCAGCCACTTTATCAAGAAGACATTGCTATTATTGGTTCGTATGTTGGGATTAACATTCCTAAAGCGTTTTACAATTTTGAAATGACGGATAAACTTAATAGCTGTAAAGCTACAAGCTCATTTAAAGCTATTTTTAAAACGCTTGATATAATTCAGAAAAAACTTTTGGAAGGGAATTAAAATGAAAACAAATTTACATGAAAGAGCCCAAAAATTAGCTGAACGTTATAACCGTTTATACTCAAATTGCAAGGGGTTCGAGCGTATGACAAAAACTGATGCTTATATTAGGATTGAGCCAAAAATAGACCATGAATCACATTTAAACGCTTATTTTAATTAAATACTAAGCCCACCGCTCAATTATGAGTAGTGGGCTCTTGTTATTCCTTTTTTGCGTTAATTATTATAATTTGCTTTTCGTTTTTAGCTTTCCTTTGTTCTGCGGTTCCACGTGTCCTCCCACTTTAAAAGCTGACCGCAATTATAGCAATATCGGTCTTTATATGGGCTTATCCCGCTTGATGAACATATAGGGCAACGGCTTATAGGCAAATTTGAATAATTTAACAGGCCATCATCAACCGCTTTCGGCATTTGCTTTTCAAGGGCAGATATGGCTATATCTAAATAATCAGTAGGCTCGTTGTTTGCACGCCATTGTTTTTCCCTTCTAAGCCATTCTTTCGCTCTCTCCATATTGCTGCTCATTCTACTATCTCCTCTGTTGGCTCGTCTACAAAAGTACAATATCCCTCTATATAATCACAGCCACGCTCAAAAAAACTACAGATTGAACAGTCACCCTCACAACCATTTTTATTCATACTTTGCTTCTACCTCGTTTCGTAATCTCTCATAAATTGTTTTATGGCAGTTAATATATTTGTCACACCGAGACGCTATATTTTCGTTTATTTCTTCTTCGTTGTATTGGCAACATGGACCATTACGTCCGGTATCGTAACCGTCATATGAATAAACCGTATCGATTTCGGCGTTTTCGCATAAATAGCAATTCAATGAATCCGGATTTTTATAGCATTGAACTTCGTGATTTACAATGCCTTTTAACGTTCTTCGGATTTTTCCACAGTAATCGCATTTATAAACCGTTATTGTTTTCATTCCTTTTTTCCCTCTCTAAATTTACTCATTTCGCTATCTCCTTTACTATGTTATTTTTTTAGATCTTACATGTTTTACGGTTGCAACCGACACGCTAAACTTTTTAGCAATATATTTCAAGCTAATCCCCCTGTCTGCCATCCTCAATATCTCTTTGTCTCTTATTTTTTGTTTGCTTTTAAACATACTGCTCGTGACAATTATTTTTCGCACTACCCCGATACTCAAGCCTGTTTGTAAGATAATATCTTTTGTATCTATACCTTGATTGTAAAGCTCTAGCGCTATCCCTTTTTGTATCTTTTTTGCTTGTGTAACCCCTAATATGCCGTTGATATCGTTATATTGCAATCGGTAATCGCTCACGGTGTGAGGCATGAGGTTTAGCATCCCCTTAACTTGCACATTTGTTTTGTTACCCTCAAACAATTTAAAAGCTAACTGCCTATTAGACTGCCCTGGCTCGCGCTCTACCACGATTTTAGGCATTACTCCTATAAAGTAATCCCTTAGCAAGTCGCATGGTACACAGCACATAGGGACGTTATCTATACCCCTATATCCAACTAATTTACCTCTGCATTTATCACATTTAGGTGTTGATGTAAATATTATGTCATTGCTCATTTGTATGTACCCACAAAAGGGCTTTGCTACAATTAGGGCAATGCTTAACGTTATTATATTTGCCTATGTCCTTCAAACAACTTGGGCATTGCGGATAATAGCCATCCGAATTTATTATAATTTCTTTTGGAATTTGCTTAGAAAGTGCGGATATAGCAATACTAAAAGCTTCTTTTGTTTGCTTGTGCTGATAACACGCTGATTCTATTATTAAAATAGCTGTTTCGTTTTCCATTTTCATTCCTCCCATTTTAAAAGTTGTCCGCAATTAGGGCAGTACTTAGTTTTATAAAACCCAATATTTCTACAACCGCATTCAGGGCATTCTTCAACTGGCAACCCACTGTAATTCATAATTTTTATTAGCGGCTCTTTTGGTTTTTGCTTTTCTGAAACTTTAAGTAAAATATCAATCGCAACGCATTTTTCTTCACAAAACTTGTCATAATCGTTCCAAAATTCAGGGAATGCGCTCCTCATTCCTCTATCAGTTCGGGTAAAATCTTCTAATAATTCTATCGCCTTTTCAATTTCATTTTCCATTTTACACCTCACATTCCGGCGATATATTCGCCCATTTCTTCATCTGACATATTTTCGTAATCTGACAATTCTTTTTTGAGTTGTTTATTATCTTCGCGCAATTTTGTAACTATGCAATTTTCACATTGATGTGCTGTGCAATGAGTACATGGACTATATTTTTTCATTTTGCCCTCCATTATTTTAATTTCTGCTCATTGTGGTGGTTTTCTCAATGATAATGTGCAAAATTTAAAATCTCCAATTTTTGTAATCGTCTTGTATTGCAACATAAAACGGTATCAACTGTGGTATGATTTTTTGAATATATCCGCGCTCGTCAACATCAATGTCTATTATCCAACCGCCCATGTGAGCTGCTAAACCTTTTCCGCGCATGAAATTAGTCTGGGCGCAAAATGTAGCCGACTGGAAGCAGTGAACATTGCGATAAAATATATACTCAGCTTTATGATAGTGACCGACTGCAAATATATTGGGTTTTTCCCCTCCCGACATTGCATCAACATGTTTTTGTATTTTGTAACTTATTGCGTATGCACTGCCATCCCAGGGGTGACGCAGTTCCAATAAACAGTTAGGTGTAAGTTTTACGATTGCGCAGTCCTGCCCTAAATATTCCATGTCTGGGCGGTGGTCTGCTATTGTCAATCCTATATTGTAGCCACACCTTTTAATAACGCTTGAATCGTGGTTACCTATGATAAAGTGCGTTTTTATGCCCTCTATTTTAGGATAAACTCGGCATATTTCTTTTACATGATCATCTGCACCCTGTGTGTAGCATTCATATTGATGTCCTGGCCGCATCTGCTCGCCCTCGTCTATATCTCCGGTGTGGTAGACGTGCGTTATCCCCTGCCTCCGGCACTCGTCATAAAATTGATGCAGATATGTAAGTTGAGTAAATTTGCTGTTGATGTGAGTGTCGCCCATCAACCCGAAGCGGATACGCTGATTGCCTTTCCAATTTGTGTTATGTTCTGTCGGTTCAAAGTTCTGCACAATCTCAATTTTTACTTTTTTTTCGTCGGCAAAGTGTACGCTGTGTACGCTATTGTCAATCGTTTTTGCGTCCAATTTCGCATTCCTCCTTTTTTCTGTTCTTGCCTTATGGGATAGCCCGGTCATGCTGCGGTATTTGCTCCTCCACTGGCTGGGGGTTAAATTTAAACCGCATAAAGTCATTTCAAGTGCTACTCCTGCCCAGTGTATACATCCTTTTCTGATTGTTGAAGTATGTCTGGTGACTGCCTCAATTAATGCTTTTTTAACATCCTCCGTCATATTCGCACCACCGTTTCTAAACTCCCGCCGTTGTCTATGGCATCTAAAGCACGGTCAAGATTGTCCACAATGTCCATAATTTCATATGCTTCATCAAGAGTATCTACCGTATATTTTTTCAAGTTTTGCTTTGCCTCTTTTATAAGGCCGTAAACTGTTTTACTGCTCATTTTGTGCCTCAAAGCTATCTATAAATTTTTGTGCCATTGCCGCAACCTGGATAGCTTCGGATGCTGCATTTAAAGCAGTCTTTTTTAAATATTTGACATATTCTTCAGCACTTTTGTTATATTTAACGCAAGTCCATATTCCTCCGACATCGGTTCCAATATCATTTATTTCTTCTATCAGTTCCTCAACTTCTTCCAAAATTACTGCATAACCCTCGTGCGGACTATTGAATTTAGGGAATTTCTCGTAAGAGTTCTTAAGCTCTTCGACCGTTAATTTTGTAACCGCTTCAAGTAGTTTTTTCATTTTGCACCTCCAAAATTTGTATTATTATGTACGGCTCATACAATAGTTACAACTACCTTTGCAACATCACCATAATTTTTTAAAACTAATAAACTTGTAATTTGG